GTCATTGCATCAATGAGTTGATCCTCAAACTCATCGGCTGCTTCCTCGGCAGTAATATCTGGATTAAGATTTGCTTCGTCATCGTACGGATAATCTGGGTCAGGTGATGCTGCAACCGCGAGACCGTCTGGTAAATAAAGTGCGCCAGCGTTGAGACGTGAACGAGCAGTAGCACGGAATGTACGATTTAAGAGAAGCAGCTCAGCGCAAAGGTCAAGAAGACCGCGCAAGCTCGAATCAGACTCTTCAGAGTAGCGTGGGTGAGCTCTCCAGATACGACCAACGAACGCGTTAGATGGAAGAGGCATACCAGAAATTTTAGCAGAACCAGTGCCTGAACTTTCACGGCGAGGAACGATAACGTACTTGTTACGCGAGTCTAACTGAAGTTCATCAGTTGAACGAATATCCCAGGACTCGGGGAGCTTTGAACCTAAACGCTCAGGGAATTGGACAAGATAGCATTCACCAGTAACACTTAAATTCAATGCAGCATCACGGAGAAGCCCTGCCTGTCCGCCATAAGCGGAATCGAGTCGTGCTAGAACGCGCTCTGCTGCAGAGGCAAGACGATCGTCAACGACGTCGCTGTTTCTTACAGGAATAGGGCTTTCCGCAGGATTATCAATAGAAGCAGCGTATAAACGGATACGCGAAACAACTGATGCAACAAGATTAAACGCGTACTTTACTTCACCAATGGCGTCGTAGTACTCCCAAGCCTCGGCCTGCCAGTCAGCATTTCCACCAGCATGACGTTGCTTAAACTTCTCTACTTCACCTTTATCATTAATAGCCATTTGAACTGCAGCAGCAGTAATAGACCGTGGCGCGGAGTAGGGAACAGCTTGGGCGTAATTACTCTCTGAATAAGTAACAGTAGCGGAAGAAGTATTATTTTGCTTCGGACGGGAAGACGATGGACGGGCAGGGCGACGTGAACTCGATGGTTCATTTCGCTTACTAAAAAGAGCCACGTAATCTCCTCGTCATTCTAACGGAACGTTTAATCATTACTGATCCAAACGTGCAGTTATCAGTCCAGCTATTGCGGATAAGCTAAATATACACCCTACTAAGAATGTGATACTTGGAAAAATGATATATAAAACAGTAACAGGGAGCGAAATCCACATAGAAACGCACCAAGGGCACGTAAAGAAATACCCTATATAACTGTCACCAGGTGAACAACGTGCCCACACCGCGTCACGGAGCGTTGAGAATAGATCATCGATGACGATCACCCGCGTAAGACGGTACACTAACAGGCATAGGACAATGAAATGAAGAAACGGCATTGATACTAGATTATTAAGGTCTGTGTCTATTTTCATTCTGTAGGATCCTTCGCTGAGTCCATCATTCGGTACGGGCTCCAGGAACGTAATCTACTACCGCAGTTACACCCTTGAACGTACTTGAACGATATTATTTTCCCGGAACGAGTCTTCGCCTGGGAATCATCGCTTTTATTACCAGACCATTTAAGGTCTTCTAACCTTTCATTAAAAATAACCCTAGGACCAGAATGGTGATCTCCGGCAACCGTGAGAATATAGGACTCGTCATCCTTCATAACAACAAGTCTAACCCTCTCCAAATACTTGCCACCCTTAGGAGGCGAAGTCGTCACCGCGAGCGATGTAAAGTCTTCGACGACACCCGGAGGAACAACAACAATAGATGCAGGAAAAATGTCAATAAAGGCTTTCATAGAGATGCCTTATCTACGCGACGTTTCATCGCGCGGTAGGTGACTCCTGACGCACGGGCAAGCTCAGACACTGAAACTCCTGAGGAGTATAACGCACCTGCCAGGTACGTAAGCTCCTCATTAGCCATACGAGAGGAGCTATTCGGACGTGTACGAGCACGATACCTACGCGCTAGCGGTGACAGTCGCGCAATACGCAATTGATCATCTAGAGATATACCAGGCGAAGGCGGCCTTTTTCTATTTGATCGTTTCTTTTTTTCCGGGGGCTTTGGAACATTACCCAACGCGGTGACAGACTCAGGCAAGGGTTTAACTACCCAGGAGCGTATCGTGGATCTACGTCGCGGTGAAGAAAACGCATCAGCGATCGATTGCAGCGACCATCCTGCCTCTGAAAGTTCTTGAACTCTGCGCCAAAGTTTTTCCTTCTCGAGCGAGGCGAGAAGATCTTTCTCCTTTTGCGGGAGACTCGGTGCTTTAGCCATGTGAATACTGTATCATCTTCGGAGACGTTTATGTACAAACTGCGGTGATAAGATGATGTACAAATCGACGAAGCAGTACCTTAAGGTTAAATGGCTTGGAGGCGAGAATGGGCAATCGTTATATTGGACGAACCGTTAAAACGTCTCGAGTTATTTTTTCAATGTAAAAAAGTTTTTGTAAACTTTACGAGTAATAAATAAAAAATAAAATAAGTTGGTGTATGTACGTGGCGTAACCAACAAGTATTAGATATATGTGTAGATTAGGTAGATCTATTACTATTAGGATCAAGTATACCTAAGCATTGAATGTTTAATCTTTATCTATATAAGTATTAGATTATTTATTTTAGTATCTATGATTTAATTTTCTATAGATCAATAGAAGTTATACTTGCTATTTATATTTTCTTTTGTAAGCTTGTGTGTATGTTACTGACGAGTAACCTGCGCTCTTCTGTGTAGACGTGTTAAGCACAGGGCGCGTGCGTGTATACATTAGTAGCATTAGGTACATGCTATATAATAGATCTAGTGTAGTGTATTAGTACACTGATGTAGCTAGATCATTTGTAATAAATGTAAATAAAAAAATAAAAACCCTAGGGACATATGCTACCCTAGGGCTTTTACTTAAGAGAAGATATTAAGTTGTTAAGTTATACAACGATGTTAACGTGTGGATCTCCAGCGAAGATCAGTGTGAATGTTTCTTCATCGAGTAGACCAGTAGCTGTTAAGCCTTTGCTATTTTGAAACTTCTCTACAGCAAGCTTTGTTAGCTCACCGTACCATCCATCCTTGTCAGCGTCAGCGTCACTGAAGCCTAGCTCCGTAAGGCGACGTTGTAGGTGATGAACTGAAAGAGACTTACGTGTTGCCTTGTTCATGTACACACAGTTAGCAAGGTGCACCTCGTCTTGGTCTAAGCCAGCTACCGCAACGTTGGGACGATACTTGTCTGCGCGTACGTGTTCCTTTACTGGAGCTGGTTCCTCCACCACTGGGGCAGGTTCCTCAACGTGTACAGGAGTTTCTGGCTGAGCAGGCACTTCAGGCTGAGCAGGTGCCTCTTCGACTACTGCTTCTGTAGGTACCGTATGTTCTTGATTCTCTGCAGGTTGATCTTCGTGTTCTTGATTCATATGGATATCTTATTCCTATCCTTTTGGCTTTGACTTGGTAGATGGGAACTTGTCATACCAGACTGTTACCGCAGGCTCGCTAGCAGTCCCATCATAGGCGTTAGGGCCTAGACCCCACGAACCCCAGTCTGTTCCCTTACTAGTCATATAGTATGCTGCTTGAGTATTGGTGACTGGGTCTAGCAACTCCGCATTGCTATTAATGTTAAACTTATCTCTACGAGTAGAGCCTAAGACTCCTAGCATATTTATCTGAAATAACCCATAAGAGTTATCGCCAGTTCCAATGTTATCAAAGTGTGATGTAGGGTGTCCACGCGATTCCCGCATTACGACAGCCCATGCTGTTTTTAGTGAGCTACCCTTAAATCCAACGCTACTTAATAGGTCTATAAGCTCTTCGCTTGTTAAATCAGTAGCGTCTCTGTACTTGTCTAAAGGGTCTACTGGTGCTGCTTCAGCGCTTGTCACTGGCGCCGCATTTGGTTTTGGCGTGTCCATTTGTACTGCCTGGCTACGCATCATTGTTACTGCTGATATACCAATCACTATTGCAGTGATATAGGCTACGGTCGACACTGCTAGTCCACGTAATGTGAGCAATGCTAGTTCGCCTCCTTAGGTCGGGGATGGGACAACCTAGCTAACTGCGCTAGGCTTCTTGCTACCGCTATGCTCCTCAGATTTTCATCTGTCCTCTACCGCTTGCATAGGGCCGGGGATAAGAAGGGATAACATCGTTAGTCCTCCGTCTCTCCGTAGTGGCTTTTGCCTGTGATAATAATATCACATTAGGCTAATAGAAAGCTAACTGAGCTGGTGGTTTCAGTTAAGTTTGTTGTGTCTAGTTCGTTCTTCAATTAGTTTGGATAGTTCTAGAACAGCTCTTTGTCTGTCTTCTTCGTTTCTTACTATGAATACTGCATCGTATTTTTTAATATTTCCACACCCGCAGGCGCACAAGTACATGGCCTCTGGAGCTTCCCCTTGTGAGGAAGCATCCAGAGATTGCTCTAGTACTATATTGTCTGTGCTAGGCATGCCATTGCAATTGCGCTTAGTCCTAACGAAAGTACAAGTGTACCTTTGTCTGGATACGCTACTGCTACGATCACCGCAAGGAGTGATAACCCAGCTGAGATAACTGCAGGCCAGATTAAATCACGAATCATTATGCGAAGGTTTTGTAGCATTACTTAGTCTTACGGGTCTTTCCCTTAAGACGATCTGATGTGTTGCGAATTTCAGTACCAGACTCAGAGATAAGCTTGCGAGCCTTACCGTATGTGATTCCGAGATCTTGTGCGACCTCAACCACTGACTTACCTGAGGTGTAGAGTTGCGCTGCTTGTGTTGGTGATACTGTTGACATTGTGTTACCTTTCTTCATTTCTTCGTTGTTGCACTCTGTGTTTAGCAAAGTACGTGACTGTGCAATTAAGTCACGCGCTTCATCGAGTAGCATTTGACTACTCAAGATTTCTTTTCTTTCTTTGGCGCTTTCTTACCGTGTACGTTGCAGAGAGATCTTCCTTCCCACGCGGAACGTGGTTTAACGTTATTGTCGCAGTCTGACCCGTAACCTGCAGCAGCGCACTGAACTCTTTCTTTTTTAATAAGCCCAGTTATTAAAGAAGTTATTGATCTCTTTACTACGCTATTGTTTATTTTGAATCCATTTTCCGCGTGACATGTTAAGCACAGGTACTCGTTACGGCGATGGTCTGGGTCACGTACAGAGTATGGTGAATCACATTTGTCACAGTGTTGAACATAGTTGTGTGTGCTAACTATCCTGCGATAGTCGTGCGCGCACACAAGTACATCATCCATTTCATAGACAAGTACGTTTGTGTCACTGCACGAAGAGCAGGTTCCATACACATATACCTGTTCGCGTTGAACAGTTCCTTTTGTCATTGCTCCTCCGTATTTGTCATTATGTATACTATAATCCTTCATGCCTTGGTTTGTACATTTTTGGTTAGTTATTTTTTGGACGTACTACTCCTAGAAGAGCTTGTTCTTTTGTGGCTGATGCCATATTGAACTGTCTTTCAGCAAGCTCGTTGAAGGTAGATATGATAAGTACGGAAGGTACGCCTAATGCGGCTATTCCTGCTAAAGATATGAAAAGAGTAAGTAGCCTGATGTCTAAAGCAAATATTCCTGTCATTGCTATACACCAGAAACTGAATAGTACTTTAACAGATAGTGCTAGTCTTCGATACATGAATCCGCGTCTGCGGTATTCCTTTGCTGAGATTGACATGTTACTCCTTACACTCGTATTCTGCTCTTGATACTGTTACTCCTTCAGATACTCCAGGCACCCAAGTAATGACTGCCCACTTGTCTGTGCGCCATCCGCAATCATCGTCATACCACGTTGATCGTATGATATTCGAATCGCAGTGAAAACATGAAGAGTACAAGTCATGATCCATTAGGCTTTTGCCATAAGTAATTTCTGTTGGACTATGGGACGTCACGCGTTACCTTTTACTATCGCGCGTGTTATACAACCACATTCTTCGTAAGGATTGAACCCGCAGAACTGACAATCCATTTTTTCATCGTGAGCTATACAGTAATATGTGAATTGACTTTGATCACAGCACATAAAAGTCGGTTCGTGAACTCGGTAAAACTCAGTCTGAGCAACAAATGTTTCGTCGGATCCTTCGACTGGTTGCGCCACAATTAAACTACTGGCTCTGCAATCGCATTGTCCACAATTACAATGAGGAGCGCCATCAATGGCTTCACAGACATCGCATTTGTTTGTACTATCATTTCTACTTGTCGATGTCATTATGATACAAAGACAAGGGCAATAACTACTGCCATGCCCAATCCAATAAATGCACCGATAATTCCAGACTGAATGTTTTCATCCATCCAGTCTGCAACTGCTAAAAGTGTGTTATTCATAATTAAGCTCCAAAGATGAAGCATAGAGCTAACGCAATTCCTACGCCAACAAATGCTGGCCAAGGTCCATCAGTGGTTAGATTGTCGTTCAACCAGTCTGTAATGTTTCCGAAGAAGTCTGATACTGCGTCTATCGCGTTTCCTAAGTGGTAGCTTATCATTGCGAGTCCTTCCGTCGTTTACCACCAGTTATTTGGTGATAGGTTAATTATATCAGGTATATCAGGAAAATGTACTATCTAACCCTATATGTTTTTCCACCTCTAAAGCTAGGCATTTTCCTTTGAGCCGGGGACTTTGCTGTGATTCGACCCCCAACGAAACCCGCAGGAGGCTTGATCAGCAAGGCCGTAAGCGCGTGAACTAACGCGTCCACCCTATCCGGCGACTTACCTTCTCCAGGAATCCAAGAGGTCATTTGCGACTCGAGGTCCCCTAAATACCCAACGTGGTGCACGCGACTCTGTTCGTAAGCCAATGTTATAGGCTCTGCTCTAAGAGCTTTACCATACTTAGAATGGACCTCAAGGACGGTAACTGACGGGTCAATGGTGTTAATGGCGTTACGAACTAGTGCGCCACCTTGGTTCACTTCAGCCACTACTGGACATCCCCACTTGCGGGCCATTTGAACTACCTTGTTTGCCCACACATCTGGAGAGCCGTGAACGGTTGCGTCCTCAAGCACCCAGCTTTGTCTCTTGTATAGGTCACGGTCACCAGTAGAAGCACATACGATTATTCCGCATTCGTCCTTTGGGTTCTCCGCAACTGAAGGATCTACGCCTACTACACGGAGAGGAACGCCTAATGGCATGGACATTTGCCTTCCCTTTTCGATAAGCTCTATTGTCCATAACGCTCCTTCTACATCTGAAAGCATTTCTCCAAACAACTCTTGTGATGCGAGCCTAGTTCCTTCGTATACTCCTAGTATAGCATCGAGGTATGACTGTGAAAGGTTACCTGAGTTGTCAAGTGTTGATCCGCGTGTAACAACTACTCTTCCAGTTTTATCAGCCTCAGCTAAAAGAGAATAAAGTAATGGAACTCGTTTTGGAGTAGTAGTAATCATTATCTTTGGATTGTTACCAAGACGCGTACCAACACGAAGGTTGTCGAACGCAGTCATACCAGCCGCATCAGGAGTTTGTCTCCAAGCAGCTACCTCGTCTCCCCAAGCGTGAGTGAACTGGGGTCCACGAAGGGAGTCTGGTTCGTCAGCTGTGAAGCATGTTGCCGTATTGCCGTTGGGCCAAGTCAGTCGTCGCTTTGACGGTTCGTACAAAGGACGCTCACTAGGTGGCGTTATGTTAATAATTCCTGATTCACCTTCAACGATAACGTCACGTACGTCAGCTGCTGTACGAGCTACTAAAGCAAAGCGGCGTTGTCCTGTCGTAGTGTGCTTAGCTTCTTCTCTAACCCATTCGGCAGCAGCTCTTGTTTTACCAGCTCCGCGACCAGCTAGGTACATCCATATAGACCATTCTCCTTTAGGAGTCTGTTGTTCGGGTCTTCCCCACACGGTCCAGTCCCATATGAGCTGCTCCATATCAAACCCAGCTAGGATTTGGTTACGCTCTTCCTCTGGAAGAAGTGCTAGTTGTTCCATTACGCTTTTGCCCATGTGTACATAGTACATTAAAAAAGAAAAGCTAGGTGCAGAAACACCTAGCTTTCCCCCCTCGAAAGGTGTCTACTATCGATGGATTGGAGTACATCGAGAGACCTTAGGTATAGGAAACGAACGGGAACCTTACCTAGTATAAGTAATTATAACACATTGCGATAGATCTGCGAAACAACAGTTGCCCAAATTTTAGGAGTATGGTCAAAAGGTTGGTACCCTCCAGCGCCGCCGATAAGAACTCTACCTTGAGAATACTTATTTGCGATTCTTGCTACTGCTTCAGCCGCATGCGTGTATCCTGGATAATCGAACATAAGAGTGGATAATGGATCAGTAATATGCGCGTCAGCTCCTGTAGCTAGCAAGACGATGTCTGGTTTTACTTTGTCAGCAAGAGCTTCTATTTCAATCATCGCTGATGCAAAAGCTTTGTCATCACTTGCTGGGTCTAACGCCCAGTTGTAGACTCCTTCGTCAGGCGAGTGCCCGTTTAGCCCTGTGCCTGGAAAAATAACAGAGTCATGAATGCTGGCAGTAATAATGTCGTAGTGGTCACGCAAAATGTTTTCTACTCCATCTCCGTGATGCGCATCCCAGTCTATGTACATAACTTTGTATCCGCGTGCATTAAAATCAAGAGCTGCCCATGCCATGTCGTTGAACACACAGAAACCAGAACTGTTTTTTCGCTGCGCGTGGTGTTTTGCTCCTTGCGGATTGAAAGCTATGGTAGCTTCTCCTGAAACAATCTTTTCAGCACAGCGAGCTGTGCCCGCAAACATTTCTAAAGCTACTTGTCCTTTTTCTATGCTGTCAGGGAACCACTCGCTACTGCAGCCATCGTCAAGTACTTCAGATATGTAACTGCTACTGTGCACAAGACCAAGTCTGTCACGATCAATGACTGTAGCATTAGGAGTTAGTATTTCTACATCAAACTCAGTTGATAGCATTTCTGTAGCTATCTTTGCACGAATTGGGTTAGTAGGGTGACTGCTATCAGTGTGCCCTAGCTTCCACTTTAAGTAGACGTCATCGTACGCAATATGTAACTTATTCTTTTTCATTAATCTCCTTAGCAACATCAAGAGCTAGAAGAAACGTTTCGAATTGCTCGTTACAGAGAACATGATGAGTTCTTTTTGCACGGAGAAGCGCTATAGCATCTTTAGCAGTAAATCCGGCTTGCATAAGAACAAGCGTTGCAGTTAGACCGGAACGGTTTAACCCAGCTTGACAACGAATAAGAACACGCTTACCAGATACCCAAGCGTCGTACGCGTGATTGACAGCGTTGATTAGCGTTGGCATATCGATGTGAGAAATTTCTGAATCATAGAAACCATAACGAAGTTCTTCGACTAACCAGTCTGTTGGTCGTGCCCAAGCGTACAAGGTGATGACCGTATCAAAGTCATCTTTAGTTATGTTTCTATCTTGATCTAGATGTGTTCTAAATTCTAGAGTGTCGTCATCGTCTGTGCCACCGACCCATAGTCTTGGCAGAATCTCACTCCAGAGAGGGAAATCCCAATCTGAAATGCTATAGTCAGGTGCGTATGCTTCTGTATTTGTCTCTACGTTGTTTGTCATTTTTCCTCTTTTATCTATAGTCATTATTCGTTTTCTTCGGTACCAAACATTTCTGTCCAGCACTCTGGGTGATACCCAGTCTTTAGTTGTTCACGCAAAGGTGCGCTTAAGTCTGGGTAAGCTTCTTGAATAAGTGCACCTAGTTGACGTGCAAGAAATCCAACTGCTGGAACTTCAACGACTCCATTTTTACCGCACCAGGAACACGCTTGTGTTTCTATGAGGTATGTCTCATCTGTTAGTGCCATGTTGCGTCCTTTCGTCATTTGTTCTTTATAGGTCTATTATATCAGGTAGATGCAGCTATAGAAACCATCAAGCTTCTTGAACAAAAGTATGAACGGTTCCACCGGAGTAGATGTCGTGCTTAACTGCAATTTCTACAGCGCGCCGCAAAAGCTTCTCTGCAGCTTCTGGAGTTTTACACTTAGAGTAGTTTAGAGCTTCTAATGCGCCTATCGCTAAATCTGAACCACTTCCAGCATAATATATGTTGCGTTCTTCTCTGTCCCATGAGTAATCTTCGTATATTGGATATAGAACTCCGCATATTGATATGATGAACTCAGAGTCATGCGCAGCGGACTCGCCGTCTTCTTTCATATCGTAGCCAGCTTCGATAAACTTTGCTCGCATCTCTGGTATAAATATTTTTGTAACAAAAGAGTCTAGATCTTTTTTCTGTGCAGCTGTTGGGCGTGGAGCTACTAAACCGAATTGCATAATGTTAGAACCGCGACCCGAGCCAGCTCCAGCAATAAGAACTCCATTGTTTTCTACAACTTTATGCGTTGCCATTTCAAGCATGCGTCCGCCTTCTCCTGAAGAACGAGAATCACATGCGATAGCTGTCCAACCGTCACCTTGAATTGCGACAAGAGTAGTCAAGATCTTCCTCCAACAAAAGTGGTACTTCCCGGGCGTTAAGGAAACTATATCCTATGCGCCCGGGTTAGTAACCCTTATACTAGGTCAAGTATCTCGATTGGCGCAGTTACAAGAGCAGACTGGACTTCTCCGTCTAAACGAGTATGCGCGAATCTTCCTTTAGGAGTTTCTAGTCGAACTACAACCTTCTTCAACTTCTTACTAACAATAGTTGCTTGTTGACCAACCATGTAACGAGTAGCGGTAAGTTCGTTAAATACTACCTTTTCTCCAACATGATAATCATTTAATGTACGAGTCTTACGAGAAGCACTCATACGTAAATCTATGGCAGCTTTTACCTTGCCTAATGAAGAATCAAAAGCTCCTGCCTCAATTTGAGCAATAAGAGTCTCTGTGTCCATTTCCGTTCCTTTCGTCGTTTTCGTTTTCTTAGTACTATTATATCATAAAGTACAGAGAAAGTAAAATGTACTATATGTCCGTTTTGTCCTAAGCTAGCTCATCGTCATCGTCAGAGTCATCTTCCCATAGATCACTTCGAAGGGCATCTTCGTATACATCACCGCGCCAGGAGTTAGACCCGAACGAGATGTCTTCCTCTATAAGCTTATCTAGACTCAGGACGGCAGTGTGCCCTTCAGCTTCAAACATGATGACTAGTTTCACGTCAGATGTATTCGCATCATCGATTAGCGCTACTTTGAAAGGAGCACCTGCGACTCCATTACGATGATGTTCTACATCAATAATTTCTATTTTATGTGGATCAATCGACATTTGCTACTCCTTTAAAGTTTGGACTGTGTCTCTTACTTATTTCGTGTTCAGAGATATCATATCCTTGTTTCTTTAACCACTCTTTTGCAGTCGCCTCGTCCATGAACTGACCGAGCCATTTGTTAGAGCTATTGAATACGTTTACCAAATCGTAGAGCGCCATGATTAAACTCGATTCTTTTCTTTGATTGGCGTATAGCAAGAACTTTTTCCTGCATGTTTCATATACCCGTAACGAGCAAGACGGAAACGTAGAGCGCCATGAGTTACTCCGAGTCTCTTTGCAAGACGGTACAGCGTAACTTTCTCTACGGTATGAACGTAGTTGAGAAGAGACGTGTACTCTTCTGCTTCTTTTCGATACTGAGGATGGTCGTATCGTACTTGCTGTGCAAGAGGCTGAAGCTCTAGTAAACGACTCAGTGCTTGAGATGAAGGTTCAATGTACACAGGTGGATCTTTTACTTCAACTTCCCTTGTCGGGATCTCTGGTACTGGGAATTGATTTGGCATTCCCAGGATGCTAAGTACTTTTGATGGTCTGGCCTCGGCTTGCAGTTGTCGAACTCGCTCACGAGTAAGTCCGCATGCGGAGGCAATGCTTTGTAGCGTCCATCTTTCCATACGAAGAACCGCAATGTATGCTGCACGAGTTTCTTTATCAGTTATTTCTCTAAGCTTGTCGCTAGCATTTACTGGTAGTTTTTGCTCGTGGTACACTGGTTTAATTATCTTTGCCATTTTTTCTAGTTCTCCTTAGTCAATTGATAGAGGACTGCATTTTGGAAGAGCATGCGTTCTCCATTCTAGGACAATTCTTTTCAGTACTTCAGAGTGTTCTACTGGGAGAATTTCAGAAGCTTTTTGCATGATGAATAAGTCTACGCCTGTCTGCACAATAGACTCTGTACATTTTTCGTGCGTCATGCTGCATTCAACACAGTCATCTCTCATTGGAAAACCCACCCATCGCAGTATCTGTCTTTTGTGCGTGGATGCCAGCGAGTGGTGTTAACGTGAAGGAATCTTTTCATAAATCTATGCGCACACTTGTGGCAAAGGTTGAACTCTAAGTCTTCAGGTTTGATAAATGCTGAGTCTACATATTCACCGTATCCGCCTGAAGCGGTAAGCGTAAGTAGATTATCGAATGTATTAAAATTCTGGTCTACAAGTGTGACTAGACCGCATTTGTCGCATATCACGTTGTTGTCTTTTCTTGCGCTGCATCTTTGATACGCACCATAATGTCTGACGTCATGTGAGCGAGACGGTAAAATCCTCCTTCTTGGTACCAGGTTTTTTCTTTACCTAGTGCGCGAAGAACCATTCCGATTTCTTTGTCATCTAGTTCGATGTGCATGTTATGTCCTTTCGTCGTTGGTAATACTATTATATCATAGTTTACAGTTGAATGTACTCGTTTGCCCATACTGTCATACTTGATTCATAAAGATTCTTATGATGACCGCAAAAGAACAATTCACCTATAGATCCTTTGATGTGCCACATTGCTCGAGCTACTCTGCACGAGTCACATGGAATCCAAATTTCGTACTTCTTCTCATCTGTAATCTTCTCATCTGTTTGTTCAATCACAGTAGATTCCATTCTGTACCTCCGGTCCCATAGACAATTGTACTTAGTTATTTAATGAATGATTCTTAGTTTGTCTGTGTTGCAAGAGCTTTTCTGTTTGCGCAGGGGTAACAGATCTTTTCGATTTGATCCATTACGCCAAGCACGAGTGAATCTACACCAGAGTAGACGATGTTTTCCTGTGTACCGCATGTAAGACACTTATTCATTTTAGCTATCCTAACTGTAGTTGTGGTTTTAGGTGAGCAGTTTTGGCACTTACTCAGGTGGGAATACTTTTTATGCAGAGTAGGCTAGTTCGTAGCCTTTGTCGATTTTTTCTTGAACTTTCAAGAATGCAGCCTGACGTGCATAAGCTTCATCAAAGAAGTTTTTAACTTCTTGTTGGCGATTGGTTTTTTCAGCCATTCCCCAGCTCGTGCGAACAATTGGTCCATCTACGATTACTTCGTAGATCTTCTTGCGTCCTTTGTCTCCGCGGGCGCCATCTGACTCCTTAAGGAGACACCATTTCTTTTGCATTTTATTCCTTCCGTCGTTTTGTCGTTTTGTCACCGTTTCCGATGATAGTACTATTATATCATGCATGTGTGAATAAGTACACTACTTACTTGTAGCACTTGAGAGCATCGCCCCAGCAGTAGCCATTTCCAACCCACCATAGATGTGTGGAAACTTCCCACAGTCCGAATAGAGCGAGTGCGGCAAAGATGCCAACTACGATGCGTCCTCTTTTAGTAAGCTTCATCTTCTATCCTTCCGTCGTTGTTAGTTTAATTATAACATGTATCTATTATAAAGTACACTATATAAAAGAATGAGGCTGACCGCAGTCAACAAGACAGCAGCCAGCCTCAAAAAAGTGGACAGACTTTCACGCACCAAGAGCTTGAGTCGCGCTTCACTTTTTGCGCACTATCTGATGTGGATCATGCCTTCCGGCTATCAGGTTTTACTCCGAACTTCTCTAAGTTAGTATTGTTCCGGTCTCTTTCCTGAACCAAGTTACCCTGCGGTAACCGTCGGCTTATTGGGAGTAGTGTCTCCATGAGATACCCGTATGCCCCAAGATTCAGTAAGTCCAAACCTAGTATTAAGTTGTTAATACTATTATATCAGGTTATTCCCAATCTGTAATGAATACAGCCTCGAAGTCGCCTATAGGTCTCTTCAACCCAATGTGAGCCATTTCCAGGTATCTGGTCACGTCAGCGTGCCGACGCGCTCTAAACTTAGAGATGCGCTCGCCAGTCTTGACGTCTTGTATTTCCCAGATCCCAGCACTTTTGTTTTTAGCCAATGATCTCACCGTAACCTTCGCGAGCGTATTGAAGCGTTGACGCAATTTCTTGTACTTGCGTTACCCATGTTTGCGCCAATGGTAACGTTTCTCCTTCTTCATCAGAAGGTCCGGTAAGAACTATGTCTCCCATAATGATGTCTGTCATGCCAAAAGATTTTTCCCACAGGTGCGTGCCGATGACATTTGGTTCCATGCCGTTGATAAGCTTACCTTCTTCGTTGCACCACAGAGTTAGATCTTCCCGCAAGTCGACAGCTTGAATGAGTCCGCCTACCGCTTCCTGGAGTTGTGCAAGGCTTTCCGTCTCAAGATCCAAGATCTCTGTTGTAAAGTCTGTGTTTACTCTTATCGCAGTAATCATTTGACAACTACCTTCTTTACTCGTGCAACAGGCTTAGTCTGTTTTACTGGACTCGCAGGTGCAGCCGCAACTACTTCTTTACGTTGAACCTTTACTTGGAATCGAGAGTGAAGCATCCAACCTGTAATCGCCCAGGCTGGCGGAAAGCCACCAGTGCCAATCACTGCTGACGTAACAACTAACGCATAGAACACTGCGCTATTTTTATTTACTTTCTTTTTCATCATCTGTCCTTTCGTCTATCTCTTCAATGTCTATACCATCTTGGATTTCTTCACCTATAAGCACTCGATCTTCATTATTGAATTCTCCAGAAAAGAAAAGCTCCCTAGCTTGTTCTTCACTCTCAGCGGCAACGTTTATTGAATACCACTTTTCATAAGTGTACTTGATTGTATAAGTTTTCATGCTACCTCCACCTCTGGAAACCATTTCAACATTGTCTGAAGCAAGTGATTGTAGTCGCCTGCTGTCATCTCTGCAGTGAACGTCGAAACTTCGTCACCGCGCCCAAGCTTTTCTAGTTCCCTACGTCCTGCTCCGATAATAGCGAAGGCATTACCATCTGTAAGTAGAATACCCATCAGACAGTCACCATCATCGATGTGTATGAGACTTCAAGAATCTCTTCGATTTCTTTCATAATTGCGCTGTCTTGCTCATCATAGTAGCCAACTGCTAAGTACTTCACTACTATTCCAGCTTCGGCGTACTCGACAGAGACTAGCTTTGCATCCTCGCTACTGAAAAAGCCAAGATCGAGCTCTGCTCTCCAATTTTCTTTGATGTAGGTAACTGCAGTGTTGATGTTGTCGTACAGAGAATCATTTACTTGTACGATGTCCGAATTGTATAGAGTCATTTGATTAGTCCCTACTATTCAAGAAGTCTTCAATGGTGCTGTGAATCGCATCATTAATGTCAGCGCCGAGCTTATCAAGCTCTTCTTGCGTAAATTCTACTGCATCTTCTTCTTGCATATAACCCCACATGTCCTTGAGTTGATCCAAGGTCAGACTTGAGTCATAGATTACTACGTCTCCTTTGTAGATCATTTTCTATCCTTCCGTCGTTGGTATGGTTCAATTATATCAGGCAGTGAGGAATAAGTACAGGGTGCCTCAGCAGAGGCAGACCCCGGACTTTGATGAGACTGTAAAGCATTTTCCGCAGATTACCGGAGCTAGAGGAGCAGGCTTGTTAGATTTTTTGTGGTGGGTTACTGCACCAATGTTGATAAGTCTGGTTGATATTGAGTAGTAAGAGCGTCCTAAAGCTTTTGCGATCTCTTTTATAGACTTGCCAGAAGCTCTCATAAGTTCAAGTTGACGAGTTTCAGCCAAAGTCCATTCAGAGCCTATGTTGACTGCAGTCTCTAGGCTAAAGCCTTGAGCTTCCCGCATCCATACATTTGTGTTCATTCCAGTCCTTCCGTCGTTGTTAGTACTATTATAACATAGATCTATTATAAAGTACAACACCTTCCGGAATTATTTTTTGTTTTCGAACTCCCAGTAGCTTTTTGCTAACTCATAGAACATTACTGCTAGTCCTGGAGTAACTTCGTACCCGCCTTCACAATCGCCGTTTTCAATATCATCAGCCATACCTGGGTTTTCTTCTAAGTCTTCTTGCGAAAAAATGTAACCAGTGTCCGCTAAATTGAAAATCGCACCGGAACCTTCATGCGCAACATATATAGGTTTCATTATCCAACCTGCAGTAAGTCATTGCAAAGAGTACAGTAGTAGGCGTCTCCAAGAATAGAGTCTTCGTCATACACTCTGAATATGTCAGGCTTGCCGTTGTGATAGTTTTCTCTACAGGTATCGCACCCGTTGATGCAGTCTCCTGCGTGTATCGTAGTCGCCACGCCGTTGTCCTTCCGTCGATGTTAGGGTGGGCAGGAGGCCGGATCCGTATCTGGAACCCCCTGCACCACTAGTACTATTATATCAGGTTTATTGGATAGTCAGGCCTTAATTCAAGAACGTATTTGGTAGAGGCGTCAAGCCGCGCATACTGGTACCCGCGGTTGCCTTTAGAGAGTCCAACGATACGCCGCTCAGTGAACTCCAGAGCCCAGCAAACGCCGCCGCTGCGTTAGACGTCCCAGTGGTATCTCTCTTTGTTCCGTCAAGTGTGGTTGAGTTGAACCAACCAAGCATTACGAAATCAAGTTCGACTCCGTAGTTTGAGGCTTGTTGAACGGGTTGAATCATTCCCCAGCCTTTGAGTTTGTAAGGCTTATCGGTTGCACCAACTGCAACTACCTCTGGGATACAAGCCGGATAATCTATGTAGTTCCGCGCCATGTTACCCGTTGAGGAAATTACCTGTGCTCCCTTGCCGTTAAGTGAGATAACTAAATCTTGGAGTGGCTTTTCAATCTGACACACGCCACCTTTATTTTCACGACCCATTGAGGCAAGCACGGCGGTTACATTTAACCGTACCGCGTTTTCATTTACCCAAGCCAACGCTAACTCAACAGCTTTAGGTGTGAAGGTAGTTGCGAATCCGTTTGAACTCATGCCGATAATCCGAATCATTACAATCTTTACATTTGGGTTACGGGCAATAACTACTGACGCCATTTCCGAGCCGTGACTAAATACACGATCTTTGGTAGAGGTGGGGGAGATGTGGGAAGCACCCGCGCCGGTCATTGAATTCAATCCGTTTGGACACTTGCCGTATTCAATGAAGCACGCCTCATCAACAATGTAGTTTTTAAGGAAGCCTTGCGTATCCACGCCACTATCGATAATTACTACTGATTTTTCATTGGCCGCATGAGCAGGAGCTGCGAGTAACGCTGCTGCTGTAATAAAAGCGCCGATGATTGCTAGCTTTTTATTTTTCATTTTGTCATTGTTTGTTTGTAAAAGTAACTGGTACGGACGGGGCACACGTCTGACGGAAGGATTACCGCCCGCACCAGATCTGTTAGGCAGCCAGGCGGCTGCCAATCTTTGATAGAGCCGTCGCAGCAGCTCTTCCGATTTCTAGAGCAGCATCTACTGGGTCTGTTATGTCGCCCATTAGAACTGCTGAAGTTCCACGAATGATATCGCGCGCATAGTTCAGACGGAAGCTTTCAGTAAATGGAAGCCACAACACTGCAACTCCACTAGCGTCACACTTCTTTATCCACTCTTTTGCTGCGGCTACCTCACTCTCAACGTAGCAACCATCACTCACAACTACAAGAAGACGAGCGCCAGTTCCATTGATAAGATTCAATGCACCATCAACAGCTTTGAATGCTTTGTTAAACTTTTCAGTTCCATCAGGAGCAGAGTACACATTAACTTGGTCAAGGTGCTGTCCTGGCTTGAGTGTAGGGAACACGTCGTTTCCGTAATACACCATTGCGCATCTACCTTGTACGCGACGCACTGCTTCCGACATTGCCCACGCAGTGACTGCCATTGGCTGCATTGCTTTGTTCATTGAACCAGAGATATCAACGATGACACCAACGTTTAACGTTGGATCATCAGTGTGCTTACGCACTGTTCGACGCCAAGGTTCTGCGCGCAACATCGATCCTTGCGCTTTGTACGCAGCATTCTGAACCATCGCGCGCGTGCGAAGATTGCCTGGAGGAAGAATACTCTTGATCTCCTTTTCATCGCGCTCACGATACTTAGCTTTTTCTAGCATTTGAGCAATCTTCACTGCTGCTGCTCGTTCCTTAGGCTCTGGCTTGCGAACATCGAGAAGAGAAGATAGCGTCTTGGATGCTGCTATCGCAGCAGTGTCCATACTGAAAACGTCATCAGCAGTCTTTTTGTTTTCGCGCTGATCCTTAGCTGCCTTGTCTCTGTTGGTGATTATTTCTTTCCAATCTTCTTGTTGCTCTTGATCCTGCGCATCATCGTTTACTGATATAGCGATATTCTCTGAAGCTTCTTTCATTTCATCGAGAATTTCTTCAATGATTGCTTCAATAATCGAAGGCGTGCCTTTTACTGGCTCTTGCTCTCCTCTTTCTTTTGCAACTTCTGAAAGAATCTTATCCCACTCTTTAGCAAGAACATACAAGTTAGTTGGATTGCGATGATCATCATGCATTTGGAATCGAAGCCACACGTTACGTAGTTTGCCGTACGTCTCTTCACCTAAGAACTCTAGAACAAGCTTCTTTACCTCAATGACATCATCCTCTTCTAGCGAACCTGCATCGATGCGTGCAAGAACGAGTCCTGCAATGCTACCAATTGCCCGAGTAGTGTTTGACTCATCTAGATGTTCATTAATTTCTGAAAGAACTATGTCCATTGCACATGCGCGAAGAAATACTCGATTTGCTGGGAAGTTTTCTACTCCGAGCTTTTCAATGCGAGTTTCTTCTAGTAATGTAAGAGACTGATACTCTGAAGGAGTAAGTTCCTCGATAGCTTTAGAAAGATCAAATCGAGAGTACCGGGCGTGTAGCGCTTCATGGAAAATTGCTCCAGACGCTCTAGGATAGTCGAACTGTGTATCACGTAAACGAATATCACCGATTAACTCTGGACTTACACCTGCGCCAAAGGCAACGCTAACATTGACTTCAACTTCTGCTAATTGCGGGTTAAAACACGCTGGAGTTTGTCCACCAGCTCCTGGACCAACGTACGCGACAATGTCGGTACGACCTGCCCATGTGTTAACAAGGTCTCCTAGTTGAGCGCCAGCTTGCAGCCACTCCCTTGGAGTTACCTCTGCCCTTGTGGCAGAGACTTTGATGTGTCCCATTCTTTATATCCTTCCGTCAGTGTAGTACTATTATATCAGGTAAGTAGGGCGGGTCGGGCTCGAACCGACGACGACCGGATTATGAGTCCGGGGCTCTAACCAACTGAGCTACCGCCCTTAAGGGAGAAGACTCTAGGCACCCAACCTAGAGCCTTTCCCTTCTGCGAAGGGGAATTAGATCTTCGCGGGACGGCACTCCTCGCCATAGACTCGTGTGAGAACATCCGCAACGACGGGGCGGTCCATCTCTGGAGCAGAGGCGATTAGGTTTGCGATTGCAAACTTCGTACCGAACGATTTAGAGATGTCGCGGAACGCGAGCAACTCACGCATTTGTGGACACCAACTACACTCGCCAGCTGCCTGACGACGATTGATGTTCTGTGCAACAGTAACAACTTGAGTAGAAGCTCCAAGCTTTTTAGCAAGTAACCAATCTGTTGTCATCTCTGCTTGAATAGTAAACCGAGACAGAAGCGCTTCTGAGATTCGAACTCCAGGCGCATTTGGATTTGTAGCAGCAATGACATAGAATCCATCCTTTGCTTTTACTGTTCCACGCTCTGGGTTCGCAGTGACTGTGTACTCTCGACGACCATCCATCAAGCCATACGCTCCAGAAAGAACCTTTGGATCAACGAGACCAATCTCATCAATGAGAAGTGGAACGCCGCGCTCTGCAGCTTTTAGCAGTGGCCCATCTTCCCAGACGAATCCACCTGTCGGAGTTTGAATGTACCCTCCGATAAGATCTGAAAGTTCTGTGTCACCAGTACCAAGAATAGTGTACATGTCATCGAACGCTGCTTCTACCAGTGCAGTTTTACCGCAACCTGGAGCACCGTACAGAAGAATGTATTGTGAGTCCATTCGCGCTTTGCGGAGAACCATAACGTCGTCATGCTCTCCCCATTTACGTGAATGGTATTCCTCACCATTAGGGCGAATGTACTTTTGTTCAGTTCCAACAAGAGCGTCTGCTGACACGACTGGGACTACTTTCTTTGCAGGGGTAGGTCGATTAGCAACTTTACCCTGTGGCAGAACATATGAGTCTAGTCTTGTAGACGCGGCCGGAAGAGAAGCTTGCGAAAGAGTGTCAAGTACTAGTGTACTTAACTTAACTGCAGACTCTGGCGCCAAGCTATCAATATTTTCTAACAGTGTAGTGCGTGCGTATGTATCCATTTTATTTGTTTCCTTTCGTCGTTTTGTTTTGGGTGTGTTAGTCTTTTATGAAAAGTTCTTCGCTGAATCCAAGAGTCCTGCGCACGCGGGTAACGCGACCAAGAATCTTGTATGGAGTCTTCGACACTCTAATCTGCTCAATATCTTCTTGAGATACCTCAACAATTAGTGGTGCTTTATAGAGTTGGTAGCCATACGACTTTATTTGATTCATCGTATTAGCGATGTGCTCTAATCGTGAGTACGTCATATTCATTACGTACTCTTCATCTTTATATTCGTACGCACCGAAGGAGTCTAGTGGTAGACTAGGTAGTCCGAACGTTCTCCACGTTTTGCGTGGCTCGTTTACAGATAGCCTTCTGCGGTACATAGTTGCAGGGACTGCTCTTCCAGTAGAAGATACACCATCTGGAGTGATGATTATTTGGTAGGTGTAACCATTATTGCGCAGTTCCATGTAAACTGCTTTTCCTACCAGCATATTTTTTTCCGTCATTTTTATCCTTTCGTCGTTTGGGTGTAGTACTATTATATCAGGTATATTAGGAAAATGAGAAGTTTGGGTGTAGTGCTTGTTGTACTAGAGCTACCGCTTCTAGATTGTGTCCACCAATATTGTATTGAAAGACTTCATCCAGTCCTGGGGTTCCCTTTTCGTAACGCTTCCAGTCATAAATTGTAGCTATGGTTCCATTGTCAAATAAAATTGTGAAATCGACAGTAACCTTGTCTCCTTCACCGTAATACTCAGGTTCACCAAAAGTACCAATTAACGTGTCTAGAGTAGTAGTTACGTACCCTTGTAGCGAGGTCCCATTGCCTAATGCTCCTGGGCTTAACGTGTATCCCATCATTTTTGTTCCTTCCGTCGTATTTGTTGTTAATACTATTATATCAGGTAAGTCAGGAAGAAACCCCCAGTTTCCCAGGGGTTTCTCCGACTTTGATTATTCAGCGTCGAGTACGGTGTACTCAGTTGTGCGAAGCGAAGCTTCGTAGGCTTCTGGGTAAGCCTCTTGAAGAGTCTTACGATCAACCTTGGTAAGCGTGCGATCTTTGATCTCGACGCGCTTAACGCCATCGATGAATCCAATCTTGGCGTCACCAAGTAATTCACGGATTGCTGCTTCAGCATTTTTCTTCTTTTCCTCAAGCGCCTTGATATCTGCTTTAGCTTGAGCGTACTCCTTGACAAGTGCGTCAACACTTGAATCAAGAATTACTACGGGGTTTGTCACTGTTACTTCAGTGACGGTGGTGCGGATTGTGGTGCTGGTCATTTGGACCCTTCCCTTTGTCATTTGTCGTTTCACCGGGGTTCCGGCGTTAGTACTATAGTATCATAGATGTTTGCTTTTGTACAACCTATAGCAGATTTAGTTTAATGGAGGCCGGGGGGAAGCCAGCCTTACCATTGAACCTGTTAGTTGCCTATCGCTGATTTCAAGAATCCGCGCAGGCGAGAGAGTTCCGCTTGAGTTTCTTTAAGCGTCTTTGTGAGTTCAGCAGTTTTCTCGGTAACAATTTTTTCAATCAGGTAATCAATAACTGGATTAGATACCGTGGTTGCATCGTTTGTAATCGAGTAAGCTTCACGAGAGAGCGTTTTTGCTTTTTTATTTTTATACGCTCTTTTTGCTTCTTCGCGTCGCTTCTTCTTTGTTGCTGCATTTGACACGCTGCGCTTTGGGTATAGTTCTTTTTGAAAAAGAATCATTCCCGGAATGACTTCTGTCATTGTGCGTTCTGGCACAATTCCATCAGCGTATGGCGCCCAGTAGAGAGCAGCTCTACTAGAGCGAACATTTTCATCGTTTGCACGAGTTACTCGTTCTCTGTGAGTTTCAACGCGCGAAGAAATTGTTTTTGATGAATTGAGCTCCCCTAGAACAAGTCTAATAGGATTCTCTGTAAAAGCTTTATCAAGCTTTCGTGATACAGCTTCAGTAATTTCTGTAGCTGTCAGTGGTTGTGTCGCAGTTAGAAGAATTTCTTCAATAACAAGAAAAACAGATCTAGACGGCGCTGCTATACTTTGGTATGGCGTGTGTTGCACGTAGCTTCCTTTCGTCATTTTGGTGGTCATTACTTTAATTATATCATGAAGGGAAGAGTTTGGACTAAAGGAAACACTAAAAGTTTTTTTCAACTTCTTGCATTTATCACGGAAGTCTAGCTACTAGCTGCGGCATCGAGGTTATTGTTCTATTTATACCTTTTGTACCTTTTGTACTGTCCGATTTGTCTGGTATAAGCTGGATTTTGAAACTTCCACACGGAAGTCAACCGCGATCGCAGCCGGGATGCCCCTAGCTCTCAATTAGCTCTCAACGTCGAAAAGACCCGTCACGTTCCCAAGTCGAGTCAACGACCGCAGGTCAGGCACACCATTCGCGTTATTACCAACGTACCCGTTGACCCGTTGCCACCTAGCGTACGCATGCTGGGTAGGTCCGTCGAACATGTCCGTCATCGGGAATCGCAGGCTGACTGTTAAGCCAAGCCCGTCCTGAATAATCCCGACTGATTTATTACGTCTCCCAGGCCTGATTGACTCAAGCTTAACTAGCGCCCGTTGACCCGTCACGGTTTTATAACCCCTCCCAGGCCTGAACTCAGGTCTACCGAACCCGATGATCTCCTGATGTGATCGTACCCGCCTAAACACGCCCGTCAGGCTGGGGTCCGATTTAGCCAGGCCGCTATTCACGCAACCCTCAATAGTACCAACCACGCCGCCATCCGTTAGCTTCCACCGTGACAAGTCCGCTACCAGGCCGACATGCCCAACGGAAAAAGCATCGCCCGTCCCAAATGTAAAGAACACCACGTCCCCAGGCTGGGGTTTGGAATGGAACCGTCCCGCTTTAATAAACTCCGCCAGGCCTGAAGGTGCATAAACACAGGAAGGAATAGTCAAGCCCGCCGTGTGAAACACGAAATCAATAAAGGAACCCGCCCAAAGGTTCCCGTCATAGCCCGTTGACTCACCAAAAGGTGTACGCAAGCCCGCCGCCGAATAGTGACCAAGCCACCCTTCAGCAACTTCAATAACCTTATCCGCCGTCACTGTAGTACCGCCCTAAGCTATATGCGTCATTATCTTCTGCGCAAGCTGCGCAAGGTTGTCCGCCTCGTTAGCCCGTGCCGACAATCGAATATGATCCTCACGTGTCGCCGCAAGTTCAACATCATTCGTAAGCCGAGCTGCATGATCCTTCAACTGATGAAACATGTCTTCCATTAAGGCCGCCATCATTACTCTTCATTTCCCGTCTCAGCTATGACTGCATCGATAATTCCGTCGCTATTGTCATTATCAATTACCGTGCCATTCGACGAAAGCGAGGCCGCAATCTGAATAGCACCAGTCGCAAGACGAGCTAGCCTCTCAGCAATAATGTCCGCCGCAGGGCGACCATCAATGACTGAGATGCTACCGTCCAACTCTACACCACCACGAACACCCGCGCGATCCAGAATCTCCGTAGAAGCTTTTAATTTCACAGGCTCTGATATTGCGTTCTGCATAAGATCTTCAAGAATATCAACAGCGTACGGCGCAGCCTGCAAAAGTTTCTTCCGTGCTCTTTCAATATCATCACTCGGGTTCTTCTTGACATGCCGTAGATGAACACGACACAAGCCGTCATCTTTCAATCTACCCGATGACCAAAGCATGCAACGAATCTGATCATCCTTAATCTGACGACACCTGTGAGGCATAGCAGTAGGACGACGCTTCTCAGTAGCAACAGGATTATCTTGCTCAGCTACCCACATCCGTGTCGCGCCAATAACCCAAGGAGGAACAAGGTGATCACTCGCCGACTCAGCAATAAGATCAAGCCCGGTCAAGTAATCAGAGTTCATATTCTTTGGATCAAGAAGAATAGGTTTCTTCTCAGCAAGAGAAAGAATTCTCCGCTGCGTAACCATATCTTTAGACCGTGCCTGAATCAAACCAGTAGGCACACCGTTTGACGCGTAAACAGTATCCCAACCCATTTGACTCGCGCGAAGGACCGAGCGATTCTCAAAAGTGTCTTCACAGATACCACGCTCAACCTCAAGAATACCGAGGGAAGAAAGATCAGGACGAATGTTTACAGGATCTTCAATGCGTGGAGTTAGATCATTAGCATCAACTTCATCATCATCAATAGGCGTAGGAAGGTTACTCATAGTTCAATTGTACATATAAAGAAAAAAGAGACAGACTCCGTCAACCGGGGAGAGGACTGTGACGGAGCCTGCCTCGAACTAATCGAAGACCGTTACCGGCCCAAAAGCCTACTAAGGAAAGATTTCTTTTTAACAACAACCTCCGGAACAGGTGTTGGCTTAACCTTAGGTTTAACCTTAGGTTTTGCAGGGATCTTCTTAGCAGCTTTCTTAACGGCGGTCTTCTTCGTGGCCGTCGCCTTTGTCTTTTTCTCAGGCATGATTCCCCTTAAGCAGCTTTCTTCTTAAGACCGAAAGATTGATCTTTAGGGTTCAGATACCGTGCAACGGTAATGGACACTGCGCCAATACCTGCATTAATAAGAATCTTAGGGTCACTCTCTCCAGCAGACACCAAGGCAACCACTGCCGCGATGAAACTATTAAGAAGTGACTTGCCGATCTTTTGCATTTCTACTTGGTTCATGATTTCTCCTTTTGAGCCATTCGGCTCAGTAGGCGCAACTCTATACCGAAACTCGAAGGTTTAGTGGGTGAGAGGAGAGAAATCACCTCGCTTTCACGCTGTGTAGAAACAGAATGTTAGAGGAAGGTTAAACTGCTTTGTTTGTTTTCCTTTCCACAACAACGTCGAGTGGTTTCCAGTCCTTGTTACACTGGCATCCGCATATCCACAACTTGTCATACCACCCGAGTTCATGACGGCATAGATGATGATCATCTACCATACAGAACCCACAGGGGTGTTTGATGTGAATTACTTCGCGAGTGCCCGACCAGTTCTCTGGGTGATGGTCTTTACTCAATTGCGAACACAGTCTCCTTATGATGTTTTACTTTTACTTTAGGATCTATCCATATCTTGAATCCAGCTTTTTTAGCGTTGTTGCAGAAAGAATAATCTTCTCCAACGTTTATATCGAAGTCGATTCCTTCAAGTCTGGCACGGTCGATAAGGAACCAAGGGCGTGGCACGACTTCAAATACTTTTGACTTTATGGCAACGAACCCAAAGCCTACACCGTCTACCTCTACTGGGTCATCGTGCAGAAGAAACTCGACTTTGTTAACTACTGTTGCTCTTCCTTCATTATCGTGTATGTTCACCGCAACCCGACCAGAAGGGTTTAATTGGTAGAGCCCGGAGATAATATCTTTAGTAGAGTCAAGTAGACGAAACACATCATCTGGTCTCCACTCTATGTCGGAGTCTATCCAAAGAACTGAGTCACAGGTGAATTTTCCTGAACCTACTTGATTTGTTTTCCAGTCGTGACTGTACGTGTCTGTTAAAGTTAGCTCTCTAGCGCTAGGCACAAAGGAAGAGTACTTGTTTAGGAAGGTAAACGTGTATCCATTTGAAGCTAGTTCTCTGCACGTGTCTATCATACTTGCGACGTACTCTGCTTTCATCGAGTGCCCTGGAGTTGCTAAGGCGACTTTGTAGTGTGGAATATCACTCATTGACTAGATCTCCGTTCTGCATTCAGGACACAACAGCTTGTCGAATCCTGTTGCTTCACTTGAAGATGTTCCTGATTGCGTTACTGGTACTGGCACAACGTTATTCTTAGTTGATCCACACCGATCACACTGGAGTTCAATGATCCAGTTTACATCTTTACCTGAGTGCAGTGATGCGTAAATTCCTCGAGCTAAAGCATGCATTGCTCCTGCACCTTCAGTTTTTCTAAGGAATACTCGAGTATCGGAGCATGTTAGGACTGGGCGTATAAGTTTACACGGGCAGAGAAGAGCGGAAGGTTTACACGTAAGGATACCTGCGTAGGTTGTGTGTTTTGACACCGCATGCCCACACACGCAGATCCTTCTGTCTCTTCCCCCTGCTCTTGCCTTGTCTACGATTTTCTTGTCTGCCTCTTGTACTTCCTCAAACGTGAGCCCCATTAGAGCTAGAGCGTCCTTAATT